ATGGCCACGATCAGAGCACGTAAGCGCACCGACGGCAGCAGCAGTTACACAGCACAGATACGCCTCTTCCGCGATGGGGTGCAAGTCTACCAAGAGAGCCAGACATTCGCCCGGAAACAGGCCGCGCAGGCTTGGGTTCGCAAGCGAGAATCCGAGCTGGATGAGCCGGGTGCGATTGAGCGGGCCAGCCGCAAAGGCGCATCGGTGAAGGAAATGATCGATCGCTATCTAATTGAAATGGAAAAAGCCAGACCGCTGGGTAAAACCAAGCGGGCCACCCTCAAGGCAATCAGCGAAACCTATTTAGGCGAGGTTCAGGACAAAAATATAAACAGTCAGGTATTGGTGGAATACGCCTTGTGGAGAATGAGCAAGGAGGGCGGCGACATACAGCCACAGACCGCAAGCAATGATTTGGCGCATCTGGGTGCTGTACTTTCTATTGCTCGACCCGCCTGGGGATATGAGATTGATCAAAATGCGATGGGCGACGCCCGGCGTGTCTTGAAAAAGCTCGGTTACAACTTGCGAAGCCGCGAGCGGGATAGACGGCCCAGCTTAGACGAGTTGGATAGGCTGTTAACGCATTTTCATGAGTTACAGGCCCGTCGCCCCACCTCGATCAACATGCTCAAAATGGCGGGTTTCGCGTTGTTCTCCACTCGTCGTCAGGAGGAAATCACGCGTATTCAATGGGCAGACCTCGACGAAGCAGGACATCGCGTGATGGTCCGTGACATGAAAAACCCGGGCCAAAAAATAGGCAATAACGTTTGGTGTCATCTCCCCCCAGAAGCATGGGCGATTCTTCAAACGATGCCGAAGGTGCGACCCGAGATATTTCCGTATAACGCGGAGTCTGTCTCCACCGCTTGGACCAGGGCGTGCAAGGTCCTTGGAATAGAGGATCTACATTTCCATGACCTTCGCCATGAGGGCGTTAGCCGTTTGTTCGAAATGGACTGGGATATTCCGCGGGTTTCCAGCGTCTCTGGGCACCGCGATTGGAACTCGATGCGTCGATATACCCATCTGAAGGGGAGAGGAAACGTCTATGCCGGATGGGTCTGGCTAGACAAAATATTGCAGGCGCCCGTGACATTGGGCGCCAGAACCCTTAGCTAGCTCAACGCCATCGAGGCGCGCTGTTTAGCTGGTGACTTTCCTTTAGTGCCGCTGCACGTTGAGCATCCAGATAGTCGGCGAGATCCGTTATGTGGATGCCTCTAGCGCTTTTCTGGCTCGACTCCATCCGTGTGATGGGTAGTTTGATCTGGCCGGCCAGTACTTTGCGTTGGAACATGTCCGTAGTGAGGTGAGTAAAGTAGTCCTTACAGACGCGGTCTAGGGGTACAACAACCTGGCCGTCGTACTGGGCCATCAGAACAAACAGAGTTTTCATTGCGTTATTCCTTCAACGAGATTGATCGGTTACGCGTTCTTGAATATCCAACAACGCACGATGGTGGATTTTTTGTTCATGGGGTTATTGGCCGCTTCAGCTACACGAACTGCGCTGTAAGTGGGCTTGTTAGTTTTGAGTAGCTTTCTGCTACGGCTATCGACCAACAACGCTCGCAGCGTCTTAAGGTCAGCGAGGTTCTGCCGATGCTCACTGGCTTTCTCGGCGAACTCGTTGAGGTTGATGGCGATGAGTTTCGGGTCGACGCTGTGATTGACCTGCGGCCCTTCGCCGAGGCTTTCCAGATAGTCGTAAACGTCCCAAAACTCAGCCACCAACGGATGGTCTGCACTGATCGCGGCCTGGCGTTCCCGAGCCATGGAGGTAAGTGCTTGTTGGGTATTTTCCCGATGGCTCTCATCCAGCGGACAGACCAAGCAAAGGCAGTCAACCAACGCCATGAGTTGACTGTGGTTCTTGATAATCCGCTCAACCCGGATCTCCCTGAGTTCACGAAGCCGCTGTTCATGCACCTGTACTCGCTCTGCAAACTTCGCCAAAACCTGAGCCTCAGCACGTACCGCCACCAGCAGAAAGTGGCTCAACTGTTCAACCGGAATCAGGTTCAAGTTATCCGCTGCAGCACGGCTCTCTGTGGTCACCTCAGGGCGTGAGAAATGAGTTTTGATAATCCGGGTCAGGATCGCTTCGGACGCACTCACATCGGCGTTCTGGCTGATGGCAATCGTCCCGCGAAATGGTGGTTCATAGGTTTCGTTGCCGCTGGTTTTCATCCCCCTGGTACCGAGCGTGCCGCCGCCAAAGAAGTCCTTCAGTTCATCCCAATCAAAGCTCTTGGCGTGTGTCTTGTCGGGCTCATTGCGGTCCCCTTCGATCAGCACCACCGGCATGTTGGAAACTTGCCCCATGGCTCGTTGGCGACCAGCGCGGGTTGACTTCGACGGATCGAACCCTTCATGTTCGCGGCCCAGCAGTTTCCACAGAAACTTGAGCAATGTGGTCTTGCCGGCGCCGGCTTCACCAGTGACTTCAAGAAAGGGAAATGACTTGTACTGTGCTCGAATCTGCTCAGCGAACAGCGAGCCAAACCAGAACGCCAGCGCCACGATTCCCTTTGCGCCAAAGCATGTCCAGAGCATGGGCAACCAGTCGTTGCGGTACTGCTTGCTGTCTCGCTGAATATGCATGGCGATCGACTTCTGCAACGTCTTGAGTCGTAGCTTGCCGAACTCGAAGAAGTCTTCTTTGTTCACCTGACTGACGATGCCGCCACGTACTGCAATGTCACCCAACACATAACAACCGTGTTGCCTGCTGTAGCCGATGAAGTCGATGGTCTCCACGGTTTTAAGACCGAAGAGCTGGTCTTTCATGATCTTGTCGAGCTGCTTGCCGCTGCCTGTGAAGACGGCGCCGGCGGCCATACTCAGCAGTCGTTTCTTGAACTCGCTGGCGGCTGCGACCTGGGCGCCCGTGAAGGTGTTCTTGACGCTGCCACTGTCATGGGGGAAATCAACGCGAAAGTAGTACCAGGACTCATCGGTGACTTCGTTACGCTGGAAGTACAGCGCCTGTGGATAGCAATTGGCAATTTCCACCACACCCCCGCACTGGCGAAGAGCTCTATCACGGCGCTGTTTGTCATTGAGCAATTGGTCTTCGTGGCGCTCGGATGATTCCAGCGCCTGCATCGCCTTGTTGAACTTCTCCAGGTCCATCTTGAACCAGTACAAACGACTGTCGAACCCGAAGTGAAATTCGTGTCGCTCCCACCACTCGTACATCAGCGCGCCTTTTTCGGTTGCGCTCTCGGCGATTAGAAGCGAACCGTAATAGCGAGCCGTAGCCAGGTCTTTTTTGATTTGCTCGGCACGTTGGGTCTCGTTATCGATAAACATCCACCGCTGATGCAGATCATTCCAATCAACTTTACGACTGTCGGGTTGAGGTATTTGGGCCGCTTCGCATTCATAGCCCAGGGCTCTGGCCTGATGCACCCAGCGTTTGGTGTAGCGGTGGGCCCCTGGCTCGTTGTCCAGCGCCCATATCAGTTTGGGTAACTTGCCGCCGCGCAGGCGCGCCAACTCTTTCAACGATTCTTCTGGGAAGGCGTTTGACGACATCGAAGACACTGATGCCATGCTGTGATGCACCAGAGCAATCGCGTCAAAGATGCCTTCAACAATCCAAAGCTCCTGCACCTTCAACAGGTCCACGCACGGGGGGCACCACCAAACGCCGTGAGGACTGTCACCGGGTTTGAATCGGGCTTTCATCTTGCCAAAGCGCTGCGGGCGATCGATCAGCCGCTCCCAATAACCGCCTTTCTCGAGGGTGAAGCGTACCGTGGCTGTGCCTTCATTGAGTTCCCGGGAAAAGTAAGACTCCTGGGTGAACCAGCCTTGAATCAGCTCGAAACGAAAGCCTCGAGCAAACTCCAGATAAGCTCGGGCCGTGGCAGTCGGATATTGGTCGCAGGAAGGTGCTCGGCGGCTCCAATCCTCGAACAAGTCCTCGTATATATCTTTTACATGCCAGCGCTTCGCGCATTTGCTTTCACGCCCACAGACGATCAGCCACGGTTTCGCCGCACGAACGTAGAGCTCTTTTTTTCCACAAGCAGGGCACAGACCTTCACGCCAATAGACCTGGCTGTGCCGCTCCTTGAACCCGTAATCGTTCTTGAGGCGTTGGAGCACTTCGGCGCGTAGCGTCTCGGACAATTCCATGTCACACCAAATAAAGGGCACTACATGCCCAAACCCATCGCATCCTGGGTTTGGGTCAATGCTTTAGCGTTTGAGCGAAGTGGGTGGGTTGAGGCGGGACGCTTGGCATCCGGGTGCCGCGCAATGGTCAGTCCAGGCCAACTGGACCAGCTTGGCAGCGATACCGGAGGGCACTTCAAGCGCAACGACGAGGTGGCGGACGCAGTTGTTGAACAACTGATCGCCATCAGTGAGATGTTCCGCCTGGTGTCGGGTCAAGTAGGCAAGGGCAGCCCGTTGCATGCTGCTGCGATAATCCTGTGAAACGTGATGACTATCGTTCATTGGGTCCGCTCCGTCCTTGAGTGGAAAATAGGTCAGGCTGGGTTTCGACCGATGTCATCGCCTCACGGCGTAACGCGACATCAGCCAAGGGCAACCTGACTGAAGGGTCGGCCATTCCACTGGGGCTCATCTCGTGGGTCATTTCAAACTCGGCGCGAACAGACCAACCGCACGCCTCGTTTGTACATTGCAAATAAGCAATGCGAAGAAATATATGGGTGCCTTCACTGGTGCGTATGCGCATCCGTGATTGGCAATGAGGGCAGACCAATTTGTAAGTGCTCATGGCGGCGTCCTTGCGCTAGGGCTATTGGAGTGAAGGTTGCCGGTACGGTACCGACCTTAATACCCAGTAACACCGCTGCGCGATGGGCCTCACCGCGGCGTCCCTTTTTTCTGCCATTTAACAAATCGCTGACTAGGTTGCTGTTGAGCGCGTTCTGACGAGAGAACTCGGCAATGCTGATACCTTTTCGATCCAGGGCCGCTCGGGCTTGCTCGGGCGTGAGGGGGGCGGGCATAGTGTCCATTCGTGGGCATCCGTGTTGATTTGGCGCAATTATGCCCAAAAATTTGTGCCTGTAAATGGTGAAAGTTTGAAAACTTGTGCATCTGAAAAAGACTTGGACGTTGGTGTAGGTGAACGCTTGCGCGAAGAACGGACCCGGCTCGGGCTCAATCAGGAGACCTTTGCGCTACTGGGTGGCATCACGCGCAACACTCAGGGCAGCTATGAGAAAGGTGAGCGGAACCCTGATTCTGTCTACCTCACAGCGGTGGCCAAGGCTGGAGTTGATGTGCTGTATGTCTTGACGGGCAGTCGAACTCAGCAGGCGGTTGAAGGCATGGATGAGGCCGAAGCAGCCTTGCTCTGCCGATTCAGAACACTGTCTGACTATGACCAAAAAGCTGTGCATCGCATCGTCAGTGCAATGGCCGAGGCCTCCAGTCCTTCAAATACCGAGAAATAACTAGTCGTATTTCAACGATTCGTTACGACGATTTTCGGTTTCGATTTACCACACGCCTAAGTAACGTTGCGCACGCAATGCACTTAATGGAGTAGTGGGCATGTTGGATCAGGATGACAAAAAGAACACTCGCTTGGATATGAGCGAACGCGAAAATTCTGAGCTAACACAAGATGAACGGAATCTTCTTACATGGTATAGGGAAATGTCTGAGGTTGATCGAGGTTATATCCGGCATGTTGCTTGGTTGTTAGCATCTGCGCTCTTGTGTGTGGAGTCATAGGGATTTGATTAAATAACCTGTTTAGTTTAAATACATAGCGACGAATAGACGCCCGGCTCCACGCCGGGCTTCTAACATAATTCCAATGTTCGCAAAATGCTCGCCGCTTTCCGACAGGAAGCGGCGCATGGATTCTCATTGTCAGTTGAACAATGCCCCGAAAACATAGGACGGTTAGAAACGATCATATGGCAGGAGGAGACTGCCTCGCTGGCCGGAACGGAGACCTAAGTGACCGCCTATTTTCCGCAGCTGACCATTCAGGGTCAGACCTACGATTTTGCTCATCTTGAGCCGTTTACACTCACAGTACAGAGCGATTTGGTGGGACGAGAGCTGAGCGTGCACGTTACCTTTTCAAATCATTGCTTCAGCCGGAAGTATGACGAAGCCGCGCACCCGGCCGGAGAGCCGATTATTCTTGACCATGCAAGGCGACAACGGACCTTCTGTTCGATTCGTTATCGTCTGTCGCTGATGTTACCGACCGTGATTCATGGGCTTAATCATCCCCAGGCCAAGGTGCGTGAGACAGCAGCACAGCGCAATTGGGCGTACTCGATAACGATCGAAGATCCGAACGGACCCTATCACGTCTTTTTTGAGATACGCCGAGCCGGTGGGGGTAAGCCACAGGATCTCAATCTGGTCGTTGAAAGCGCTTATCACCAGGCGGACAAACCGCCTCGCTTGCTGGGCAGGATGGGCTTCATCTTGCTGTGCGGTAAGGTCCACATGCGGCAACCTACGTCGACCAAGCGCTAGGGCAGAAACGAAAAAAGACGCCATAAGCGTCTTTTTCGTGTTCGATAAAGCAGATCCAGACACCACTTACGAACCGCCTTGCGCGGTTACGGCTCTCACCGCTGGGAAGCGCTCAATCTCATCTGGTCAGTCGCTTCGATGGGTATAAATGTAAAGAAAACAGGCGATTTCGTCAAGCTACCCCGCGTGTCAGCGTAGTGATGACCAGTGCTGCATGTGTTTCATGTGTTTCATGTGTTTATAGATGTCTTAGGATCTCCGATTAGCTCATTCATTTCACTTCGCGCCTTCATTAGATGATCGCTGGTTTCTTTAACTAAGTACATTAGAGAGCCCGCGTCGGAGATAGTGTACGGTTTGCTTTTGTAGTTATCTCCCTTGTCTATAGCTGGATGTAGTTTTCTATCAAAAAAGGAAACATCATGTCCTGCAAATTCGCATAAGACTCGCAAAAAGGACCGGGTGTAGCGGTAGGCTCCGATTAGTTGATCGGTCGATGATCCTACAGCATTGAAGGTGATGTCATCTTTTTCAGGTGATAAGCTGTTTAAGCATATGCAGTATTCTGTGGTTTTTGCTTTTAGATTTTCATATATGCAAGGTAGATGTAGAATGCTGGAAAGTTCAAATATTTTGGTGCAGGCATCTGCATAGTTTTTAAGAAACATTTCTGCTTGTTCTTTGTAACTTCTCTGTATTAGAGCTTCGTGTATGTGATTTTGAATCTCGGCGATAGTGTTTATTGCTTCCTCGAATTTCTTAGAGTTAATCTCTGGCGTGCCGTTGGTAGGGCCTCTGTCGACGAAAAATCGAAGATGCAACCTTGGATGGGCATAAAAATCACCTTCTATGCCACCTGGATAGTTAATTGTTTTTAGACTGTTAAAATACTCGAACATTGCTTTTCTATGGGCGTAATAAGCATCGATGTTGTTTTTATAACGGGTCGTGGCAATCTGCACGGAAGTCTGATGGGTTGCGTGAATTCTAGCTATTAAAACTGTTGCGGGAATGGATAATGATAAAAAAGCTAGAGGCAAGGTGCTAATTTCTATGAAATTCTTAAAGCCTTCGCTTGATAGGTTGGGGCTGTAATCGCTCCAGGCGAAGCTTCCAAAAACTATGAAATAAATGGTGGGCGTAACAATGCTTAACCAGAGATAACCTTGCTCTGCTAATCCTCGATCAGCATCTAAGGTGAATACCTCAAGTCTTTTATAGGTTGTAGCTTTTGCTGCGTTATGTCGATTTGTAAGCCAATAAGCGCCTTGCACAATCATATAACTTAAAAGTAAGGGGGCTAAAATGCATAAAGCTAATTTTATTGCGGAAGCCATTTACATTTCCATATGTGGTGGTGAGGGGTGGTGGCGATATAGTATCAAATTGTCGAGCGTGGGCTGGGAATTTGTAGCAACCGTTTCATGGAGGTTTCGAACGTGCCTTGCGAGGGAGCAGGATGATTCGGTTTGCCCTATGGCGCGCTACGGCTTTCCCCACAACGCGTTAGAGAACATTAACAATCGGCAATCAACCCCCGCCCAACCCACTCCGCAACCTGCGTAACAACGGCATTTCCGGCACTGAAAGCCTCCGCAAGGTTGGCCGCATCCAGTCCGAGGCAAAGCCCATCATCTTCAGACGCTCGCTGCCGCTCAACCATCTGACCCCATCCGTTCGGGTGAGCGACGAAAGTGGTACAGCCCAAAGCGATTTGGGAGCCGGCCTTGTTTGCCAATAGAGTATTGGCAGCCCAGACATCCGCGGGGCGTGGCCATTGGATCGAGCGAGACGCTGGAGGTATTGCGTCCACTGGCGCGGCGTCAGCCAGGAACTGGAAGGGGGGCATGCGTCGATAACCGGCGACCAGGAATATTCGGCGACGTTGCTGGGGGACTCCGAAATATTGAGCATTAAGCACTCGCCAAAATCCCACATACCCGCAGTCCGCAAGGGCCCGGATGACTGTCTCAAAGTCTTCGCTATCGTTGACAGCGAGCAGGTTAACGACGTTCTCAAGGACCACCCAGCCAGGTTGTATTTCTTTGAGGATGCGTATGACTTCCCAAAACAGGCCACTGCGCTCGCCGCGTAATCCTCGGGTGGACTGGTTGCTTTCCCGGCATCCGGCGATGCTGATGTCTTGGCAGGGGAAGCCGGCGGTGAGCACGTCGACTGGGCTGAGATTGTGGGCGCCGCAGGTGCGCACGTCTTCAAACTGGCGTGCATGGGGAAATCGATCGGCAAGCACAGCCCGGTTGATGGGGTTGAGTTCAACTTGCCAGGCGCTGCGGTAACCCGCGTTTTCAAATCCGACATCAAAACCTCCTATGCCTGCGAACAGGCTGCCAATGGTGGGTTGCTGCATTCAGGAACTCGTTGTTCTGGATGCTCGCGGCACACTGGGGGGAGGCTCTGGGCCTTCAAGTGGTTGAGTGTCCGGCAACGCGGGCACTTGATCTGTAATTCATCGAAGCCGCTGGCGGCGGCGAGTTTGCGGCAGCAGTGGCCGCACCGTATGTCTTGCATGAAGTCGTCCTTGAAGGGATGCCCATAAGGTCATTGTTTCGCTGTCTGCATCCGCAGCCATGCGCGATCAGCGGCCCGCTTTGCTGTCGTCTCCGTGGCGTACAACCATCGCAATCGTCTCGGCTTGGCCTGGTCTCCCGCCGTCACGCTCTTTTCATTCCCGCTTCTTCTGTCGCGGTAGTAGGCGATGACCCCGGTGAAGTCGCCGGTGCTTTCTTCCGCCAGGCCCTCAACCGTGTCCTCTGGCAACTTACTTTCAAGCTCCAGGCGCACCGTGTAACCACCCAACGGACTGAGGCTGTGTTGCACGTTGCCGCCGTACCAGATGATTGCGTCAATCTCCGGCTTCACACCCTGGAGCGTGTAGGTCAATTCTGGAATCAGATCTGGACGACCCCGGGCCAGGCTGTAGCTAAGCGTCGCGCTACCGCGTTGCAATCGGTTGAATTCAGCGCGAGCGGCACGTAACGCGGATTGGCGGTCGCTGTAGGTATGACGCAGGTCTTTGAGGTCTTCACCGCCGCCGGCAATGGCTTCCTGTTTCTGGGCGCTGTTCACGTCGTAGAAATAAGCACGCACGCCGTCGTAGTTGTTTCTGTCCGCCTGCAGGTAGCGGTGCTGGTCACCCTCGGTCCGGGTGAGGGTAATGTGGGGCAGGAGGGCGCCACTGGCGGTCTTGCCGCCACCGGCCGGCAGGCACACCAGGCACCCGGCTTTGACGGTGGCCACCGCATCGAACTCTTCGCCCAAGCGGCTGATCAGGTTGGCGTCGGATTCGTTGGCCTGGTCCAACTGCAGGATGGGCAGTCCGCCCAGGACATTCGATACGGTGGCGGTGAGGCCATTGCCCAAAGCAATATCGCCCAAGACGGCGCCGAGCGTGGTATTGCTCCAGCTGCGTTCGCGTTTGGTTTTCAGGCCTTTGCGCAGATCGGCTGATCGAGCGCGAATGTGCAGCACATCCGGTGCGCCGCTGTGTTCAGTTTCATCGACGGTGTAACTGCCTTTGTTCACCAGCCCCGTGTCACTCCAGCCCAACCACAACCAGATGACGGCGCCCTTGGGCGGGATAGTCAGCATCCCGTCATGGTCGCTCAGGGTGAGGCTGAGTTGATCGGCCTCAATGCCATGATTGTCGGTGAGCTCCAGTTGCATCAATCGAGGGCTGATCAGTGGGGCGATGTCCTTACCATCGACGGTAAGGCGGAACGCGGGCGCCGGATAGGCGGCGTCGTGCTGGTCCAGATAGGCAGTGACCCGCGAGAGAACAGCGTCAATCATAAGAGCGCCCTCATGATGTTGACGCCAACACGGGTAGCGGCGCCGAGCAGGTCGATACGGTCATCATCGATGCGCTTAAGGCTGAGGGTGAATTCGATTCGCCGTGGCGTGCCGTCGCGAAAGAACAATGTTTTGGTTTCGTTCAAGCGCTCGATAATCCACAGGCCGTAGATCCGGCCGCTGCCCTCGACCATCGGCCAGGCCTTGCCGGTGTTTGCCATCAGGCGCAGAGCGTCGAGGCTCAAGGCGCTGCCGGCCAGTTCCGGCAGAATGATGCCGGGCAGGGTGATGGTGTCATCACCACGCCCCACGAACTGTCGCGCCGAAGCTGCACCTACGCGGCTATTGCTCGCATGACGCCATTCGGTCTGGCGTTGCAGTTCCTGGTAGGCGGCGGTGGAGAGGCTGAACACGAACATACCCAAGGCAAGCATCATGGTCCGTTACTCCAAGTCCGAAAGGCGGCTACGGCGTCGAGCAGCCTGTTCGTTCTGATGCCGGGCTAATTCGGCTCGTACTGTTCGAGCGACTGCGTTGGCATCCATGCCGGGCGTGGTGTGGACGTGAATGGTGTAGGTGTCATGGCTATCGAAGTGGCGGGCTGGCCGAGAGGTGATTGGCGCTCGGTCATCAATGGTCAATGACTCTGTTGACGACAAACGTCCGCCGGCCTCGATGAGCTGTTTCCCCAGTGCCGTCATGGCGCGCATCGGTCCATCGGCGCGCAGCGTTAAGCCCTGGGTGAGTCCATCAACCGTGAAGCCGCCCAATTCGGCAAAGACCCGTGATGGGCTATGGATGCCCAGCGTTTCCTTGAAGGCCTCGATCGCCCGAAGGCCGAGGCGGTCAACCATATCCTTGAGTTTGCCCATGCCGGCCGCCAACCCTTCGACCAGCCCATCGATCATCAGTCCACCGAAGGCGGTGAAGCGATTGGGTAGATCGACGCCCAGGTATTTCATCACCGCGGCGAACGCCTGGTAGATCAGGCCGATCGGACTGAAGTCGGCCAGCACTTTCAGAATGCCGCCCAGACCATTGTCGAAACCGGCCTGGATCTCGGTCCAGGCGCCGGTCAGATAGCCCGTCACTGCATCCCAGTGCTCATACAACAGGTAGGCAGCGCCAGCGATGGCGGTAATAGCCAGCCCAATCGGATTGAGCATCAAAGCGCGCCCCACGAGCAGCAGCGACTTGGCTATGAATGGCAACACGGTACGGCCCAATGTCGACAGCAAAGCAATCAGCCCCGGCAGGCGAAAGCCCAGCAGAACCAGAAGATAACGTAGCGCCGCGAACGGCAGCAGCACGCTCGCTATCGCCAACATCAAACCGCCTACGATCACTGCCAACGCGGCCAGGATGGCGGCGGTTTTAACCAGGCTTGCCGCGAGTTTTGGATTTTCACGAACCCAGGACGTGATGCCTCGTACCAATGAGGTGAGGGACTGAACCAATTCCCTGAGCGGGCCGTTCTGCTGGTCCTGCAATTCAATGCCCAAGTCTTGCCACGCGCTGCTGAGGGTGGTCAGGTCACCCTTGAGGTTATCGGCCATGACCTTGGCGGTGCGGGCCGATTCGCCTTGGCTTTGACGCAGGCTGGCGATGAGCGTCTGCAACTGCCCGGTGCCGGCTTGTTCGACCAGTTGCGCCATGCCCTTGACCGCTTCCTCGCCGGCGATGGCTTTCAACAGGCCGCCTTTTTCGGCGGTGCCCAAAGCGCGAGTTTTGTCGTGGATTTCCTTCAGCAAGTCGGGCAGGGGCCGCAGGTTGCCGGCAGCGTCGGCGGTGACGATGCTCAATTGCTGCAAGGCCTTTTCGGCGCCTTTGGGCGGGGCGGCCAAGCGGTTCATGATCGAGCTAAGCGCCGTGCCGCCCATGCTGCCTTGCAGGCCAGCATCGCCGAGTTTGCCGGCCATCGCGGCGGCGACTTCCAGTTCCACGCCATACGTCTTCGACATGGGCGCGGCGTATTTCATAGTGTCGCCCAGCATTTGAAGCGTGGTGTTCGAGCGGGTGAACGTTCCCACCAAGACATCGCCCAGGCGATCCATTTCATCGGCGGTCAGCCCCAGTCCCGAGAGAATGTTCGAGGCGATATCAGCGGTCTGAGCAAGCTCAGTGCCTCCGGCCATCGCCAGGTTGAGCATGCCGGGCATAGCGGTCTGGATGGCGATGGGCTCGAACCCTGCCATGCCGAGATAACCTTGTGCGCCTGCCGCCTGGCCCGCAGTGAATTGAGTCGCGCCGCCCAGGTACCGAGCTTGGGCACGCAAGGCTTTGAGTGCGTCGGCGTGCTCATCCAGGCGGGTGATCGCTTGCACCTGGCTCATGCTGGCATCGAAGTCGATGCCCGGCGACAGCATCCGTGCCCCGGCATACAAGAGCGAACCGCCGCCGGCCGTTGCGACGGCCCCCTTGGCCGTCAGCTCGCCAGCGCCGCGCCGTGAAGCATCCATCGAAGCCCGAGCGGCGCTGAGCCGGCGATGTTGCCCGGTCAACAATGTCAGTTGTTTGTGCTGTGCACTGAGGCTCGCATTGGTGGCGCCGATCTGTTCACGGAGTTGGCGCTCGTCACGCGACAGGTGTTGGGTGCTGATGCCTGCACTGCCCAATCGGGTGCGCAGCATCTGGAGCTGTTCGCCTTGTTTTCGATGCTGCTGTTTGAGGGCTTGAGCGGCCCGGACGGCAGCCTGAAACTCTTTCGTCATGGCTTTGGTGGGCGCGCCGGTTGCAGCGAACTGCTGGCTTAACGCATGGACCTTTACCCGTGCCGCGTTGAGCGCTTGCTCTGTGCGCAAAGCGGCCGAGCGCTGAGCGCGCCAGGCGCTGATGTCGTGCTGTTGCGCGTTGAGTGCCTTGAGACGGTCGCGGGTCTCTTTCAAGGCGCGAGCAGTGGCATGGCTGCGTTTGTCGATGGCCCTCAATGGGCCGCTGGCTTTATCGATAGCGCCCAGCAGCACCCGCAATTTCAAGTCATTCGCCATCAGTAGCACTCCGTACCCGGGCGCGCTCGCGCCACGCCATCAGCTCTTGCAAGCCCAGCCCATCCATGTCGGCCGGTGCCCAATGGAAAACCACGGCCAGATCGGCCATGGCGTCTTCTACGCAACGAGGCAAGCGTCTGTCTTCGCCGACTTCTGCAATAAAAAACCGGCGATCTTGCTACCGCAGGCAAGCAGGTCAGCTGGGTCCAGATTGGCAGCCTCCGGGGCGGTGATGCTCGGAGTGCTGATACGGGGCAAAATCTTGAACAGGGTGGCGACATCCATGTTCAACAGGTCCACCAGATGCACACCGCGCAACTCGCCGGATTGGGGTTTGCGCAGGGTGATGCTCTCTATGACGCTTTTGCCACGGATGATTGGTGTGTCCAGGGTGATGGTGTTGTCTTCCAGCGGGGGGAGGGTTTCGAGGGCTTCATTTGTCATGTCAGGCTCCAATGGGGTGAGGTGAGTCAGATGCCGAGGGCTTGGCGTTGCTTGTCCAGCAGGTCCACGCCGTTGACGATTTCGATGAAATTGAGCAAATCGATTTCGATGATCTCTTCGTTATCGACGATCAGTTTGTAATAGCTGCAGGTGGTGGTGATGCTGTGTTCGGTGTCCTCACCGGGCTCGGCGTCGCCCATCTCAATGGTTTCGTGTCGACCGCGCATGACGACCTCCACGGCGCTGACGGCTTCGGTGTCGTCCTGCTGGAAGGCACCGGTGAAGCGCAATGCAACGCCCGAGGCGTTGACGGCGCCGAACTGTCTCAGAGCGATCAGATCCAGGCCGCCGGTCTTCCATTCGAATTGGATGCCGTCGTCGGAGAAACCGAGATCGGCCTTGACCGGGCCGTTCATGCCGCCGCCGCGATAGCCTTCCATCTTGCGGCCGAGCGGGGGGAGGGTGACGGTCTTGACTACGCCCAGGTAGCTGTTGGCGTCGTTGAATAGGTTGAGGTTCTTGAGTTTGCGGGGCATGGCCATGTCAGGCTTCTCCGGTAAGCGGATGCGCGTCAGCTGTTGATCTTGTTGGCGAAGTCCATCAAATAGCGATCAGTGATGCGTTGTCGCAGCGTGAGGTCTTCCAGCGGTGGCACCGGCGTGTAGTCGTAATCCAGGAACAGCTTGCCGGCCTTGAGGCTGTCCTTGTCGTTGACGTCGTCCGGATACCAGCACTTGCCGCCGATCAAGTAGCCCGCGCCGACCTTCTCGCGGAACTTGGCATTGACCCCTTCGATGATGTCGCGTGCCAGGGACGCATGCAGCGGCTTATCCACGGCCCACATGTGCGCCTCGGCCAAGGTGTCGGCGAGGATCTGCGCGGTGCGGGTGTAGTTCTCGAAGGCGAATAATGGGTCGTTGCTGGTGGTGCGGCTTCCCCAGAAGCGAAAACCTCCCTCGTTGATAAGCGTGGTGACGGCATGGCTGTTGAGGTAGTTGGCATCGGTGGCGGGGTTTTGCAGGTCCCAGAATACGTCCGCGCTGATGCCGGTAACGCCGTTGACCGATACGTTGGACAAGGTCTTGTGCCAGCCCACTTCCTGGTCGATTTTGGCTCGCAAACCCAATGCACGAGCTACGGCCGAAGCGGTCACCGTCGCATTGGTGACGGTGCTCCAGTGCTGGAATTCAGGCCAGATAACCATGGCTTCACGAGCACCGAAGTTGGCCCGGTAGGCAACGACTTCTTCCTTTGTTTTGCAGCCCCAGGCGCTCACATAGGTGAAGCCGCGTACTTGCTGAGCGATGGAAACCAGCGCGGTGGCTACGGGGAGACTGTCGAGACCTGGCACACCCAGAATGCGAGGCACCATGCCAACGCGGCCCTTAGCGGCGAGCAAGGCTTTCATGCCGGTGTATTTGCCGTCAGCAGTAGTAGTGCCGATCAGGGCGCTGGTGGTTTCTTCCTCGGTGGCCCCCGCTTTCACCCGGACCACGATGGTGTAAGGCCTAGTCTGATCGGCGATGGCCTGAAGGCTGCTTGCCAAAGTGCCTGTCGTACCAGCCTTGCCAATGGCAGTTTGGACGTTGGTCAGCAGGATAGGGGTATCGAAGGGAAAGACAGCGGCATCCGCGTCATCAGCCGTGCAGACCATGCCAATAACAGCGGTAGGGATAGAGCGAATAGGGCGGGTGCCGTCGTTGAGTTCGATGACCCGCACGCCGTGAAGATAGTCGGCCATGGGTTGCCTGTGCAGTGTGTGAAAAGACACTGCACAGGCTGCCTTGCTTGAATCGGCTGGGCGAGCCGGTGGGGTTGTCGGTAGGGAGGCTACAGGTACCGGCCAGCCCTTTTGACACGGGCTCGACGCTAACGCGGTTCGACGTTATCCAATGCCTGGTTCGCCAGCAGTTCACTCAACTCGATCACTTGCTGAATACCCAACGCAACATGCCGACGTGACCCCTCAAGGTCGAACGCCAGGTCGTTGATCATGGCGTTGGCGGAGGCCAGGCTTTCGCTGAGATTGGCGAGCAGGCTTTCGGTGTCGATACCCTCGACGAGGGTGAAGATCTGACCCGGTGACGGATCGTTTTTTGGGGGGGCTTCTTTTGGCTTCAGATAGAAATCCAGAGCCCGCTCGGTGGCTTCCTGGAGTTTCTTCGGATCGAGGTCGGTATAGGAGGAGCTGGGGTCCGTTTCCGGAGGGTTGGGGGTTACCTTGAACATAATTGAGACTCTAAGAGGTAGTGGAGCCGCCTTGTCTCGCTGCTAAACGAGAAAGGGTGGCGGCTGTACGCGGGTTAGCAGACCGGACCTCTTAACCGGCAGACCCGAAGGTCTCCCGCGCACAACCGCCATTACATAATGAGCGGGCACTAAGCCTGCCTGCATATGTGCGGCACTGTGCGTCAAAGGTACTGGGCTGCTAAACCCGATCGCTGATTTTCAGCGACCCGGAAACGATAGAGTCCCGGCCCCATGGCGCACAAGCGGGCGGATTCTGTCTTAGTTGTAGGCAAAGGCGCAAGGCGATGTAGCCTATGGACTAGCGCTTGGTGTTACTAGGTATGTGCTGCTGTAAGGCTTCAGGTCGCCGAGAAAAATAGAGGCTAGCGTCAGCGTTTATCGAGCTTGTCGAGCCACCCATGACGGGACTTCTGGTCGATGTTCCGGGCTCGGAAAATCGGTCGCTAGGGGCCAGTCACGCAACGCCTGGACGTAGTTCAGCAACTCTATTGATTGTTCGTCGGTGAGCGTTGTTGGCCTGGCAGAGTCCACCTCATCACGATGGCGTTCGCGCAACCAGCGCAGGCTGTCGATTTGAGCGTCTCGCCAAAGTCGCTCGATCACTGCCGATTGTTCCAGTGTTAATGGAGCTGGATCGACCAGAATCGGCAAACCTGTCGCATCATGGCTACGCACTTTGCCCTGGGCGGGATTGCCGATCACCCGCTCATAGCATTCGTCTGAAATGACCACTGCGTCAGATGGAATGTCCAGATGAAGACCGACGATGTAACTGGTTCCTGTACTTTTGCTGTATTTGCGCATGTTCATTTCCCTATGGAGATAAATCGGTATCCAATCGTTATCGCAGGAGCCGCGAGACCTGAACTGCTCATCGTTCTTGCTACCACGTCGACACCGCTTAGAGTCTCGTTTTGGCAGCTCATGATGGCCCCTATTGCGGAGGTGGTTGAGATTGATGCACCGAAGTATCCCGAGGGGAAAGCTATCGGCATGTTGACACGAGCGGTACTGAACTGGCCTAATGATTTTGGACACTTCAATCGGGCGCTATGATGGCGCCCAAATCTGAGGTGTTTGGCTATGCGTAAATCTTATTCCAGTGAGTTCAAGCTCAAGGCTGCCAGCATGGTGCTGGACGAA